CTGAATAATAGCGTTGGTGTTACCCGACCCCATTGACCGCAGTGCCGCCTTCGTCTTTTCCAGGTCGCGGGCAAGCAGTAACTTGCTGGTGCTGTCCTGCGCTTTTGACAGATCGCGCAATAGCATTATGGCCTTTCGTTGCAGTTCTTCCCCGCGCTTTTGTCTGGCGAATGGCAGTGTTTGTGGTATAGCAGGCATGGCTTAAAACCCCGATTGTCTCAATATTTCCATTCGTTCGGCCTCCGTCATGTTCTTAATTTGCTCATCGGTGAAATCAGCAAGCGTCGGAGGCGCAGCAGCCGGTGCAGGGGTGGTGGTGGTGGTGGTGGTGGTGGCCGTATCATCATCACCATCAAGCCCTGCCCGCTGGAGTTCCTGTATTCGCAGCCCGTCCTTGTTTTTCTCCCAATCCGCCAGCATCCCGACCTCGGATTTATTTACTTCGATATAAGTGGCGCGGTGCCGGGCGCGAGCCATTTCCAGCGTCTGTAACTTCGCAAGCCCGATCAGGAAAGACTCCATATACTCTGCGTTCGCGCTAGGTTTCGGCCAACCCTCCAGCGCAAGGGCTATATCCCTATCCGACGCCGGCCCAGGCGGTAGGTCGCTGACCGCCTTTGAATTTCGCAGCTTGCGATAGCGGGTCCGTAATACCGTTACCTCGTCCTCACTGCCCAGCGCAGTCTTTAGCCACTCCTCTGTTGAGGCAACAGCGCCGGCCGATAGCTCCTCGCTGCCCCTGGTGCCAAACTCGTTAGCCAGAGCGCTGAGTTCTGTGACGGTTGATTCGCTCTCTATGACGCCTGTGATGGCCGCGCTTAGCACCTTTTGCTCGTGTGAGCTGAACGGGTCTTGCCTAGCACGTTGCAGCAACAAAAACTCGGCTTTCGCTTCGGGGGTCGGCAAATTCTCGTAGAATTTGAACTCGCGCACACTGGCCGGATCCTCCAGCCCCTTTTTAGCCCGCAGGTTTGCTTCGAGTGTTATCAATTCCTTTTTCTGACGAAACGCCGCTTGGTCTCGGGCCGTTTGCCTTTCGTCCCGATTCGCTTGCCGCCGAGTTTCCTCGGTCTGCTGTTCCTGCGTATTTCTCTGCTGCTGCAACTGTGACCCGATCTGAAACTGCTGCGGCGATAATTGTTGCGCATTAGCCGCCAGCGCGGCGGCTATTTGCTCCGACCGCCCGCCGAATCTTGCTGACTCGTCTCCATAGCTAAACTCATCTTGGGACTGCGGAACCGGCAATTCTATGCCCATCGCGCGGGCCAGCTTGGCGCCGGCCTGATCCGCTAGCCCCTGCTTTTCTTTCTCCGCCTTCCGCAGCGCCCGCATGTGCAGACCTTGCGATATGCCGTGCAAGGCTGCTGCCAGCGGATGTTGCTGACGAAAGTCGGTTGGTCCGCGTGTCGCCTGCTGCGCTAACACCTGCTGCAATAGTGGCGAGTGTCCGACTGCGCGTGGTCTGGTCATTGTTATCCCCCTCGTCCCAATGCAACGCCGCCGAGTTGCCCCAGCCCGCCGTAAATACTCGACAACATGCCCATCTGCGTGTCATAGGCCGACTGCGCGTTTTGGTCATACGCCGCGAACGCTCCAACCGCATCGACATTAGACGGAGCGTAAAAATTCTGTAGCGTCGGCGTTCCGACCTGCTGATAGCCGAGCGGCGATGCCACCAGATTTTGCAGAAACGCCTGCCGCGCCATCTCTTGTTGCAACGCCGTTTGTTGCAGCCCAATGTTTGCCTGATTCTGCTGATTCAGTTGCCCGAACAGCGCCTGATCGCGCGCCAGCCCGAGTCGCGTTTCCTCGCGGCCCTGGCTGATCGCTTGCAGGGCTGCATTCTCGGTCGCCTGCCTGCGCTGGTCGCCCTGAATATCCAGCTCGCCTCGAGCGGCATTAGAAAGCGTTGTCTGCCCGATACCCTGACCGCGTTCGGTTGGTATCCCGCGTGATGCCAGCGACTCGCGTAGCTGCGCTTCACGCTGGTCATACACGGGGTCAAGCAGCCCCATCAGCCGGCCAAACTCGCCCTGCGTTGCTTCCTCGCGCTGTTGCGTGTAATCGCCAATCGTTGGATCAGCGAACTGAAAATCCGCCGGGTCGATTGATCCTGGTAGATTGAAATTCGTGTTTCCCAGTTGCTGCAGCGCGGCCCACGCCTGGTTTAACGACTCTTGCGTAATCCCGGTCTGCGTGTCGTAAATGTTCTGAAGTTGCTGCGGTATTTGCAGCTCGATACTCGACTGCCCGATCTGGCTTAACGGCATATCACCAAAGTTGTTCGGGGTCACGTTGCTCGGCAGGCTCGGCGGCGTGTAAAGCACGTTACCCATCGGCGTAAACTGGTTCGGCGTGTTGTACGCCTGCTGCAATGCCAGCGTAGGCAGCGGATTAGTCGGTTCTGGTGCGCTTGGTTTTCCCATGATCTCTGCCTATAGCGGTAATGTTCTGGCTGCCGAATAGTGCCGACGACCAAACCGGACTGGTGCGGCGCGAAGCCCTGGAGCTGTTGAGTTCCCCACGCCGGAGCCGCCCAGCCTGGAAAAATTGAAGCCGGGTCCGCGATAAGCGCCGCGGACATTTGCTCGGGCCGGAGAAGCAAACGGGCGTGCTTGAGATGGCACTATTCCAGCCGGGGGCTGCACCCCGTAGATTCCCGGCGGTGGAGCGACGCTCCTTATGCCCTGCGGCGGCTGTGGCCCGCTGTAAGGGCTAAAGGCTGGCGGCTGTCTCGGCTGCGGTTGTTGTCGTGGCGCGTTGAACTTGCCCATGTCGGTGCCTCAGTGTGTCAAATTCTGATTGGATCATGCCATACAGGCACAGGTCGCCTTTGTCGGTCGCGTCGCGCAGCACGCCCTCAAGCCTGAAGCCGGCGAACTCCAGCAACCGGCGTGCGCGCTTGTTCTTTTTGCTGGTCATCGACGTGATACGCCGTACCTTGAGATGGTCGAACGGATACGCCAACAGCTCGACTATGTTCTGCCTTGTCGCCCAGCGCGGCGATTCCGCGGCGAACGATAACTGCACATCCGTTTTTCGGTATTCATGGTAAACGGCAACCGCCAGCGGTCTGCGCTCCGCAGTTGTCACCAGCGCGGCCTGCGGGTAAAGCAGACTATTCGCGCCAATCCTGGCAGCCGCCCACTCCAATAATACGCGCTGCTCAGCTGGCTTGATCGACCAGTAGATCACCAGAAACCGACGGCCGGATCAATTACCTCGTAAACGTAATCAATATGCCGATACTTCGCGTCTGGTGTAACAGGCCCGGTGCATTTCATCTGCACGAAAGTCCCGACGCCCGCGGCCAGCATCCACTCGTTATAACGCAATACTTCCCGCTGCGGCAAACGGTTGTCTGTGTAGTTCATTTTGAGTTCCACCCGCGTGCTCGCTGTGGATGGCACCAGCGTTGCGTTAGCGGATGCCGATGCCCAAAGACGCGCCGCGGTAATCGACTTCGGATTATTAACCCGCAAATTAGACGGGCCGGAAATCATTTCGATACTCACCGAGGTGGCTGTAGCGAACGCCTGGCATATTACCGTATTATCTCCCGATGCCGAGGCCAACGCAGTGTAATACAAGTCACCATCGAAGACCGCCCACGATGTTGCGTTCATGCCCGTAAACAGGCTCGGCGCCCCAGTGTGTAAATCAACAATATGCTGGTGGTATGTGCCTACTGCCTTTTCCCGGTCGCCCCATGTCGAATCGGCCACCGGCACATTGAACAGCAACAGCGGCCCCTTTGGATACAGCACCGCCTGCCATGACAGGTTGGCCTGGTTATCGTTCATTGCAGCCTTGACCGCGCCCGCTAACTTCGACGGCGTGACGACCCCCTCGGTGAGCATTGCCTGCGGCAACGCGACGTAATCATATTCCGTTATCAGCCACGTCTGCGCTCCCCATGATGCCGCGATGTCCATGCGCTGCGGCATCGCCGCCCCGATGCCGGCCGCTTCCCCGAGATTGAACACCCCGACCAGCGCCCAGGCATTGGCATCATTCGGGTTCGTTCCCTGGTAGACGATAGCTTCGCCGGCCGTTGTCACAAACACCGGGTAGTCGTCAGGACCGGAGCCGCCATCATGTGTATAACGGGTCATGGTCAGCAGGTCTCCGCCCTTGCGCGCCACGTAAGACAGGTCGAAAAACCTGAGTGCATCGCCAATACTGTCAAGCGTTGAGTAATAAAACCCAAGCTGGTCAGGGCGCCACCAGTAGGTACGGTTTTTGAAAGAATAAACGCCCGCGAACTTGTCAGCGCTCGCTGCAGGCTCTCCTGACGCAACCGATAGCGGTTGCGTAGACCACGCGGCACCGTCATAAGACTGCGGCGCGTCTTCGCCGTTGGCCCATACCAAACGGCCGTTAATGTTCGTCCAGCAAAATTTTGTGTTGGTCAGTCCGGTTACCGCCGGGGTGGCAACAAACCCGGCGCTGGATACGTCCCAGATCCCACCATCGGCGCCGCAAAACATGGTTTCGATGCTGCCAACATGCACCATTAACTCGGTCGGCTCAATGGACGACGAAATAGACGCGTGAATTAGCGGGTTGCGTCGCGGGCTGATACCGTCATGGCTGGATATGACGTTTGTAAAGCGCTCGGCCTGCGTCGGCGGGATTGCCTGCACGGGGTCGCGCGCGTTCCAGCCCTGGTGCGGCGCCGGTAGTGTCAGTGTGCGCGAACGTCCGCTGCGTTCGCGCGCACGTTCCCGCTCCCGGCGCAGGGCATTTAAGACAGCTCGACGGCTCATCAGCTTGCGGGGAAGTTGCCTTCAGGGATGCCGGGGTAGTTACCCACCTGTTCGCCGCCTATGTTCACGCGATGTTCGCCGTGCTGCCCGATATATGCGGCAAGTAGGTCATCATATTCCAGCTTGTGATCGAGGTAAGACATACCCATGCGCCGACGCAGCCGGTATACAACGCCGCGATCCATCAAGTCTTCTGGTACCAGCGAGTATGTGCCGGTTCCATCCTCCGGCAAGTCAGTCAGGAACACGGCATTACCACCCGCGGTCCAGGCTGTAAAATCCGCCGAGTTCGTGCCCATCAGCGTGATCGTGTCGGAACCGACCGCCGAGGCAGTATAGGTATTGTGGTTTAGTTCCGTGGTGCCGCCAACGCCAACAAAGGCAAACACATCGCCCGCGCTCTTACTGTGAGCGGCCGTCACCGTTACTACAACCTCATCGGTACCCGACAGGGTTACGCCGGTTATCACTCCGGTTCCAGACAAAGACCCCTCGCACCAGTGATCTGAGCGATAATTGAACGCGATCCGCTCGGCCGACGACGGCACTGGATCAATGTGTAGCCGACGCAACGTGTACTGATCGGACGCATCCACGGCGGCGCCGTACACGCCCGTTCCGGTAGCCGGCATAATATGGTAGCGCTGATGCACCGTCGAAGCCGTAAATCCCGACTTGTTGGCCTGCCACTCCGTGCGCCCCGCGTGACGCATCGACCATTGATCGGTACGATTCCAGGTCGTGCCGGTCCACGGCAAAAAGTAGTCTGATGGCAACGGGTAACTCGCCTGACCATCGGCCGTATAAAAAGTGTGCTCCCGAATCAGGAGACCGCCGGTATAGGCATCCCGTGCTGTCTCGTTCATTGCCCGAAGCAGCATCGCGGTCTCGGTAGTTCCTGACGCAAGCGAGCTAAATCCACCGAATAGCCCGAGGTCACCAGCCGCGCGGCTGGCAATTTGCAGCGTAAGTTGTCGGGCTACCGGCATTGCTCTAGTCCTTTACTTGGGTGGTGTTGGTCTTTCGCTTTCTGCGGGTGGTTTTACTCTTGAGTTTCTTGTTCTCGCTCATCAGTTCGCCAACCATCCGGCGCAGCTCGGATACCTCATCGCGCAATGTGCCGTCGTCCCCGCTGTTCGCCAGCCACTTGATCGCTTTTTGCTTCCAGGTTTGACCGCCACGCAATCGGTGAATTGAGGTATCTGGGAACTGCGCTAATTGCTCGACCGTATAAATGTCCAGTGAGTTGAACATTTTTACTATTGCCACGTCGGCTTGCGGCCACTCCGTGAGCGGCAGGCCGGTGCCATACTTCTGCTCCTGTCCTTTGGCGAACTTGTCATAGGAATCAGCGAATCGTTCGCGGTCTTTGGCTTTCACACGCCGATCAACTTCCAGCGTGTTATCGCCCCGGACCCTCATCCTTATCCACTCCTCGTTTCGGTAGACCTGGCGCCCTTCGTCGTCGGACGCGCTCTTATCCAGCACCGCCCGATGGTAGAAAATTGGCAGCACGCCCTCGGCATTTTCGTCTACCGATTCGTCATACATTTGCGACATCGTCTGTCTCCTTGATGGCCTTGCTCCGCACGTAGCTTTGCAGCATTCGTTCGCGTTCAATGAACCATTCGTCAGCGTAATCGGTGTCGTGGTACTCGTCGAACCACGGGCCACCCTCGGTATAGTGAATGTTCTTGATCTCTGGCAGATGCGGATACTCGCCCACCAGATGGTTCCATGTCGGATGCAGCTCCCCGATCTGCTCGTCGTTTTTGAGCCACTTGAACTGGTGCAGCCACAATCCCGACTCGCTATTGACCGCCTCCGGCGTCAACGCCGTGCATTTCTCGCAGTTGAACAGCATCACGCTCGACCAATTCTTTTTCTCGTAGGTCGTCTGCATGTTACCTAGAAATTTACTGCGGCTGCGTGGCACGTAGTCATGCTTAACCACCTGCACCGCGTATTGCGGATCAGCTTCCTGAAACAACTCGATGATGTCATCGCGGATTAACATGTCGCAATCCATAAACACCGCCCAGCCTTTGTAGCCGCACAGATACGGAACAAGAAACCGACTGAATGAAAACTCGGTAGATTGCAGCGGATGGCGTTCCCTCGTCATCGGTAGCTGCGATAATTTCAGAGGGATTATAGGAACAGGCTGCGATGCCCGGCGCCAAATAGATGACGATAAAACATGCAAAGCGACTTCCTCGGCAGAATCATAGCCGATAAATACTCTCATTTCAGTGGCCCT